TTTGATAATGTATCTTTAAGATCATTCTGTACTAACAACAATGCTGCTTATGTTGCTGTAGAAGAAACATACGGTGATGTTAGTTACAATGGTCACGCTAAAAAAGGTGAGGAATTTAGAAATGATATGACTAACTTTGGTATTCTAATGGAAATTAGAGGCATTGAAGATCCATTTAAATGGAGTAGAGATGTAGTATCAAAACTACAAGTTAATGGAAAAGGATTATATTACAGCCCCTCTAGAACTGTAAGTAAAACATCTGAAGGTACAGATGTAATGTCACATCAAGTTACTACTTTACATACATTTAAAGAAGCAATGGGTGAATACGCTGATTATGTTATTAACTTTATTGCTGATATGAAAAAAGTATTTGATTTTGGATATGATTGGGGAATGTATATTCCTGAAGTAAAGTACTTATCACCTGAACCATTAGTAAACTACCATAATTTGTCATTAACAACTTATCCAAATGTATACTTTGTAGGTGATGCATTAAGTGCTCGTGGTATTACAGTATCAGGTGCACATGGTATCTATGTAGCTGAAAAATTAATTCAAAGAAGTCATCTTGAAGAATTAACTCAATAATTTTTAAGTTTGGATTATTAAAATTATATTTTTACCTTTATAAAAATTCAATGCGTATGGCAAAACAAAACTTAGAACCTGTAAGAAAATTAAAGAAACCGGATGGAACAACAGTTTATATGTTAAATAATAAACTACATAATTGGGAAGATGCAGCTGTAATCCATCCAGACGGTAAAAAAGAATATTGGTTATTTGGATTTCAATATACAAAAGACCAATTTATAGACCGTAAACGTGATGTGAATGGTGTACCACCCGCTAAGGATCCCAAATATGACACTCGTCTCTAACTAATATTTATATTCATGAAAATAGGATTATGTGGAACAATGAGTGTAGGTAAGACAACGCTAGTTAAAGCGTTATCTGAACTATCTCAATTTAAAGATTACCATTTAGCAACTGAACGTAGTAAATATCTACGTGACTTAGGTATTCCTTTAAATACTGATTCTACAGTTAATGGTCAAATAATATTTTTAGCTGAAAGATCTGCTGAATTATTACGTGATAATGTATTAACTGATAGAACAATATGGGACGTATCAGCGTTCACTATGTTAGCTAAATCAATAGATACTGGTTTTAAATCAACATTAATTAACACTGCTATGATATTAAAAGATCAATATGATGTGGTTTTTTATATTGATCCTGCTGGAACTGTTATTGAAGATAACGGTGTTCGTGAAACTAATGTTGAGTATAGAGCTAATATAAACCAAGAAATATTGCGTCTACTAGCACTACATGCTCCTAAAAAATTAGTTGTTCTTAGTGGTCCCACTGAAGAACGAGTTAAAACGATTTTAGAACATATTTAATATTTATACAAAACAACATATCATGGCATTTGATTTTCAAAAATTCATTCTCGAACATAGACTAAAAACTAAAGTCGAATTAAGCGAGATGGCACGTGTAGCTGCGGTGGCTTTTAAATTAGCACCTGACTACGAAAGTAAACTAATGAACGTTAAAATAGGCGCTGCTCATAAAGCAATGATCGAGTACTTAAAATCTAAAGAAAATGAACCTCATACAGTAGGTGATATTTCACGAGCAATAGGCAAAGATTCAGCTTCTATTAACCAACCATATTTTAGAGAAAACTTAGTTAACGTTATCTTTGAACCAGTTCCTATTGGAGCTGCTACTACTAAACCAAAAGTAGAAGATGAAAATGATGTGTTTGTTGAACCTCAAGATATCCAATCAGGTAAAAGATTATCTAAGATAATTGATCCTGAAGATATGGTGTTAGGTAGTGATATTGAAGATGATCTTGAAGCTGGTGTTTTATCATTTGGTCCTGAAGGTGGTGATGAAGAAGAAGAACCATCTGCTTCTGACATTGAAAAAGCTGAGCCTGCTGCTCCAACAGGTGCTAAAGGTAAAGCAGCTACATTCACACTTGATAATGATCGTTTACTTCAGAAACTAATCAATTCATATGCTGCTTCTAAAACTAAAGTTAAAGAAGCTAAAAGTAGTGAAGACATAGGTGGTATGTCAAGTAAAGATATTAAAATGTCAGACAAGAAAAGTAAAGAAGCAGCTGCTGCTAAACTACCTGAACTTGTACAACAAATAGTTGATAAAATTAAAGCTGAAGATCCTGACGTACAAGAAGCAATATTAGATATTTTATCTAGTAAGTTTAGTAGTGTTGGTTATTCTTCATTATATAAGAGAATAGCTAAAGAAGTAGGAGTTAAAGCTAAAGACACTTCAAAAGAACCAGAAGTAGATAGTGAAGAAGGAGAAGAAGATTTAGCAGAAGCAATAAATGAATTAGTTAAGCAGTTAAATAGTTTATAATGAAAAAATATATATTACCTATCCTTATTCTTTTATTGTTATGTTGGATAGTGTTTGATAAAGTTAAAGACTTTGGTTTAAGTACTGAGTTTACAGCTAAACAAGATAGTTTAGTTCATGCTGTTGATAGTTTGAAATTAGAAATTGCTAAAGATGATGCTGAAATTGATTCTTTAGATGTAGTAGCTGTTGAATTACAATATAAAATAGATCACCAAAAAGCTAAAGTTAAAACTATTGTTGAGTATATTGAAGTAGAAAAAAACAATATTGATGGTTTTTCTAATCCTGAACTAATAAGTTCATTTAACAATCGCTACCCAGCAGACACAATTACTAATCCACTATTAGTAGCTCAACCAGTATTAGTTAGCGCTGCTAAGGATTTAGTAGAATTAGATGGTGCTAAACAAATCATTGTGTTAAAAGATAGTTCAATAGCAACATTAGAATCTCAAGTAGCGGTTAAAGATACAATAATATCTAAGTATGTTTCTAAAGAAAACAACTATAAGAATATTATGAATAACCAACAAACACAAATCAAAGATTGGAAGTTTCAATATAGCGCGTTACAATTAGAAAATACTAAATTAAAAGCTAAAAATAAATTTACTAAAATAGGTGCTGGTTTAATAACTGGCGGTTTAATATATTTAATGTTAGCTAAATAAGCCCCGCTATAGTCTCAGTATTATAGTTCTGAAGTCTAGCCCCGTAAGGCTAGACTTTTTTTATATATTTATATACAACAATTGTATATGAGTGAACAACAAAATATAAAAGAAATAATTAAACAGGAGTATATTAAATGTGCAACTGATCCTGTTTATTTTATGAGAAAATATTATTGGATTCAACACCCACAACGCGGCAGAATTCAATTTAATCTATATCCATTTCAGGAAGGTGTATTACATCAATTTAAAAAGAATAAATATAGTATTGTAAATAAGTCAAGACAGTTAGGTATATCTACTCTATCTTCAGCTTATTCACTTTGGTTAATGTTATTTAATAAAGATAAAAACGTACTTTGTATTGCTACTAAGCAGGAAACTGCTAAAAACATGGTTACTAAAGTAAAATTTGCTTATGATAACTTACCAAGTTGGTTACAACTAAAAGCTATAGAAAACAATAAATTAAGTCTAAAATTAAGTAACGGATCTCAAATTAAAGCAATTGGAGCGACAGGTGACGCGGGTAGATCTGAAGCCGTATCATTACTGTTACTAGATGAGGCAGCGTTTATTGAAGGTATTGATGAGATTTTCGCTTCTGCTCAACAAACCTTGGCTACAGGAGGTCAATGTATTGCCATTTCAACTCCATTTGGTACAGGTAACTGGTTCCATAGAACATTTATTGGGGGTGAAGAAGGTAAAAATGGATTTGTATCTATCAAATTACCTTGGACAGTACATCCAGAAAGAAGTCAAAAATGGAGAGATGAGCAAGATGCTATTCTAGGAATTAGAAACGCTGCTCAAGAATGTGATTGTGACTTTACTACTTCAGGTGATACAGTTGTTGAACCTGATATTTTAAATTGGTATATTCAAACATACCAATCTGATCCAATAGCTAAAGGTGGGTTTGATGGTAACTTATGGCGTTGGGAATATCCTGACTACACTAAACAATATATAGTAGTGGCTGACGTTGCTCGAGGTGATGGTAAAGACTATTCTGCCTGTCATGTTATTGATATAGCTGAAGCTAAACAAGTAGAAGAATATAAAGGACAAATTGGTACTCGTGACTATGGTCATTTATTAGTGTCAATAGCTACCGAATGGAATAATGCTTTATTAGTAATTGAAAATGCTAATATAGGATGGGATACAATTCAAACAGTTATAGATAGAGGGTACCAAAACATGTATTATTCATCTAAATCAGATACAGCTAACATCACAATGGATAATTTCTTAAGTCGAAATGATAGTAATTTAGTACCTGGTTTTACTAACTCAACAAAAACTAGACCACTTGTAATTGCTAAATTAGAAGCTTATATGCGTGATAGGGCTTGTATTATCCAATCACGCCGATCATTAGAAGAATTAAGAACCTTTGTATGGAAAAATGGTAAAGCACAAGCTAATGATGGGTACAATGATGACTTAATAATGGCTTTTGGTATTGGTATGTTTCTACGTGATACTGCTTTAAAATTCTCTCAAACAGGCATGGATTTAACTCGTGCTTCACTTGGAGGTATAGGAAGAATTTCGTATAATACCGGGGCAAGTAGCTTTTACTCACCACACAATCCAACCCCTGACAATCCTTGGAAAATGGATGATGGCAGAGGCGGTATGGAAGACATCAGCTGGTTAATATAAATAAATATTTATAACATATCAATATATTATGGGATTATTTGACAATTTAAAACGGTTATTCTCTTCAGACGTCGTTATTCGTAACGTTGGTGGCGATGAATTGAGAGTAATTGACACAGATCGTATACAATCATTAGGTACTTTACAGACTAATGCGCTTGTAGATCGATTTACTAAAATTTATACCACATCTGGTGCTGGTATATATAATGTAAACAACGTTTACAACTACCAAACACTAAGAGTACAACTCTATACAGACTATGAAGCAATGGATACTGACGCTATTGTAGCATCAGCACTTGATATTATAGCTGATGAGTGTACCTTAAAAAATGAACATGGAGAAATGCTCCATATTCGTTCAGCGGATGAAAATATTCAAAAGATATTATATAACCTATTCTATGATGTGTTAAATATCGAATTCAACTTATGGAGTTGGTCTCGTAACATGTGTAAGTATGGTGATTTTTATCTTAAATTAGAAATAGCTGAAAAATTTGGTGTATATAATGTAATACCATTCTCAGCTTATTCAATTATACGTGAGGAAGGTACAGATATTAAAAATCCTACTTATGTAAGATTTAAATATGATCCAACAAGTGTATCTGGTATCACAACTCCACAAACACAATACGCATTAGGTACTGCTACATCAGATATTTACTTTGAAAACTACGAAATGGCTCACTTTAGACTAATAAGTGATGTTAACTATTTACCTTATGGTAGAAGTTACTTAGAACCAGGTCGTAAGATATTTAAACAAATGGTTTTAATGGAAGATGCGATGTTAATTCATAGAATTGTTCGCGCTCCTGAAAAACGTATTTTCTATATGAACGTAGGTGCTATTCCTCCAAATGAGGTGGAAGCATTTATGCAGAAAACAGTACAAAAGCTTAAAAAAGTACCTTATATCGACCCACAAACAGGTCAATATAACCTTAAGTACAATATGATGAACATGATGGAAGACTTTTACATTCCTGTAAGAGGCAATGACCAATCAACTCGTATTGACACAGCGAAAGGTTTAGAATATAACGGTATTGAAGACGTTGCTTACTTAAGAGATAAATTATTCGCTGCTCTTAAGATACCTAAAGCATTTATGGGTTATGAAAAAGATTTAACTGGTAAAGCGACATTAGCTGCTGAAGATATTAGATTTGCTCGTACAGTTGAACGTATTCAACGTATATTA